AAAGTATGCGGGTATAGTCTGTGTAAATAAAAAGGACCCCTACTTGGAATCCTCTTTAAGTTGCTGCTCTATCATATATGCTATTTGAGCGGATATGCTGCGGTGATTATCTTCCGCAAGTTTTGTGACCTTGGAATCAACCTTTTTTGTAAGAATAACGTTGCGCTGAGTATATTTTTCTGGATTAACCGGCATTGTTTCAACCCCTTCCCCTTATAGGGCAATTTGCATCATTGATAACTATGACGGTGTAACTAGAGCCAAAACGCTCCAATGTTTCGCTGTCAGTTTTAACAGCGACATCATTGCCGTGCAGGATTTTGACATCATCCCTTTGGTTAAGCTCATTGATAAGTAGATATGTTGGTACGTCTTTTAATACTAAACCCATTGTATCAACCCCTTTCAATAACATAATATAATAACGTTCAATGATTGTCAATAAATATTTTTAAAAAGTATTGACAGGTATTGAAAGTTAGTGATATGATGGTATCAAGAAATGAATGGAAGGGGATATGGGATATGACAAAATATATTGATTGTGATTTTGTAGGCTCAGAAGCATGGAAAAGTGCAATGTACTGCGACAAAGAATGTTTAAAGAATGTCGAATCTGCAATGAAAGGCGCAATTAATTTCCATACAAAAGAAGGAAATATAGGGCAAATAAAATTTTTCAGTGATGGGCTTGAACTGGTACAAAAGAGGATTAAGAAAGAATTAAAAATAGTAGCATAGGGCAAGGAGTGAGAGGAAAGTGGAACGCAGAGAATTAATGTTAGCAATACGCGAATATATCCAAAGCTTACCGAGAGAAGAACAGCATTGTAACGGTTGCACTGAATTGAAAAGACAGCATTTACATGGAGGCAGAGGACAAGTAGTTACAGCCTTTTGTAATGGTGCAAATAAGTGTGACGAGCATGAGTTGGTATGGGGTGGCCATGGCATTAACGTAGATAGGCCGCTGGAATGTATTTTAAATGGTGAGAAGTATATGAAGGAGCATTAAGGGGTATAAAAGCCCCTTCAGGGGCTAGGGAGACAACACAATGAACATATATCAATATTTTTATAGACCTTGTTATGATACAGCGTGCAATTGCACAGGATTATTTGGATTCATGGGTGATGGCAGCAATGACTTGTCCGGTGTAATACAGGCAGACAACGAATATCAGGCAGAGGCAATGGCAAGAGAAAAACAGTTTAAACGGTTCAAGAAACATTTTAATTTTGTAACCGGAGTTGAAATTACAAAGGTATTGCAGATAAGTTGAAGAACAAAAGGTTGGGGGATAGGGAGGAAAAGGGAAATGAAGGTAAAAATTATAGCAAATAAGGCAACACATCCACAGCAGATGTCTATTGATAAATATATAGGCAAAACCATAGATGCCTACTCCATTACAACGGTTACATACTTTGGCGTTGGCGATGATAATGATGGAACTTTTAAACTAATGGATGGAGAATATGAAATTGTAAGCGAATAAGTAATAAATTCATTAAGGATCCTAACAAGGGCTTCTTTTTTTATATGGATTATGCAGGAGGGATTTTATGCCAGCAGATAAATTAAGCAAAGCAGAGAAAAGGTTTAATACAGCACTAATTATGTTTTATATAGCATTAACAATGTTCGCCATAACGGCAGTAGCATTTATATTAAGCAGGTGATTTTATGGCATATGAAGAAGTATTAACCTGGCTCCTGGAGGACTGGGCAGCGACACACAACAAGATACGGGCAGATAAGCTCTGGAGGATAGTCAAGAGCATGCAAGCTAAGCATGATGCAAGGCGCTGAGAGGCGTCTATTTTTGTGGGATAAACCATTACAGCATATAAAGGATAGGTGAGTAAGGATGATAGTATATCCTGAAGATGGCAAAGTAATTAATATGCTTGATGCCATGGAGATTATAAAAAAGTTTAAAAATAGCAAGCAAGACAAGTACACAGCTAAGATGCAGGAATGGATAAAGGTTTATCATAGTTTAGGGCCTGGCTGGACTTGCAGCGGTGGATATATTGCGATAAAAGAGACATTTGAAGAATTTGTCAATAGGTAGGGGTGATGGAATGATAAATATGATAAGTTATTATCTAACCATAGTCAGCACAATAATAGGATCTATTGCAATATTGGCCGGATTGATATGGGGAACAGGATGGCTAATATTTCAAACCGTTGATATGATACTTAGGGTCAAGAATTTGCGGAAGCTGTTTATTAAATTCGTAGCAGAACAACGTTGTAAAGCGATAAAAACGTACACTCCCAATCCAGAGGATATAAAATTTGGTGCCAATGAGCAATAAGTAAGCAGGTGAGTTTATGGATATAGTTAAAGAGCCTACAAAGAGGGAGAATGATACATGTGTCAGCAGACTTCTTATTAAAGTTTGAGGATATCATACTTGCAGAGGATTTTAAAGACTGCAAAAACTGGGATGAAATATACCAAAGATGTGATGAACTGTACAAGGGTAAATTAGTTTAGGCAGGTGAGATAATGGATATACAAGAGACTACAGAGATAGATAAGAGAATGAGGTGATATACAATGGCAACTGATAAACTGACAATAAAACAAGAGAAATACGCCCAAGGCCTATTTACTGGATTAAGCCAGAGAGAAGCATACAAGCAAGCATACAACTGTGAGAACATGATGGATAAGAGCATAGATGAATGTGCGTGTGTATTAGCTGCTGACCTCAAGGTCGTATCAAGGATTGAAGAGTTGACTAATGAGCTAAGATTACGTAATATGGTGACCGTTGAAAAGGTTGTATCAGAGTATGCCAAGATAGGCTTCTTTGACCCTAGAAAGCTGTTTAACGAGGATGGAAAGCCCAAGGATATAACTGAGCTTGATGATGATACAGCGGCCTCAGTGGCGGGATTAGACATGCAGGAAGTATATGAAGGATACGGTGATGATCGGGAGTTTGTTGGATATGTGAAGAAGTATAAGCTCACAGACAAGAAGGGTGCTCTTGATAGCATGGCTAAATATTTGGGCATGTTCGTGGATAAGGTTGACAACACTATCCGCAATCCAGAAGGCGAGTCATTTCAGATCACTTCAATAGCTGATGCAGATAAGATTATTGCCGATATTACCGCTAAAATAAAAGCAGAACTAAAGGTGTAATTATGTAAACAACGAGCATAAAAACCCGGCTGAAATGTATATTTATAAGGCTACGCAGAATTTTACTATACAACATATAGTGTTTTTGCTGATGTATAATCCAAAAGATTTACGAAATATTATACAAACTCCTGAAAGGTGCTTAAATAGGCACTTTTTATTTTGGGTAGATTACGTGAATGGTTTATTTCGTTTAAAGACAAAAGTTTAACATTGGTTTACCGTAAAGGAGATATTATGGGCAGAAGTTATCACGAGAGGCGTAAAGACATAAAGAAGGGTGATGTTTATTTCGTTAAAATAGGAGATTACTATAAGATAGGCGCAACCAGGCATTTATACAGCAGGCTCATTGGTTTGCAAACTGGTATGCCTACTAAGATTGAACTCATTCATTCAATAAAGACTAGCGATATGAATAAGACTGAACGCCTATTCCAAGCCATGTTTGAGCGCAATAACAAACTAGAGCGCGGTGAATGGTTCAAGTTGACTGATGCAGACATAGCCTATATCAAGGCTGGCAGGTATTCAAAGGCCATCATGGACAGCATAGGAGATATGAGAGAGTGGACAAGAGGCCTGGAGGTAGTAGGGGAGTTATTAGCTATATAAGTACATTACAAACGTAAAACAATTGATTAACAAATGTTTTACAATGTCTTGCAATCGTCACCTAAATGCAGTACAATGTAAGTATCAATATGAAAGGTGGTACTTATATGTATTATGTAGTGGTTGATATCGGGTGTATCGAATGTCTACAAGACTCGGAAGTATTAGGGATATTCGAACGAGAAGGAGATGCGAAAACTGTTCTGGATTTAGCTAAAGCAGAGCATGAAAAAAACAAGGGTGGAGAGCATTTGTTTGAAGTGTTTAAAGTTGAAAAGATAACAAAGGAGGTCTTATAATGCCTCCTAAACCAAAAAATAAACTCCTTCCTTCTGTCCGGGTGAACGAAGAACTCTATAAGACAACCGTTGACCTGGCAGACAAGGCTAACGAATACCTGAGTGACTATATCCGCAAGGCAGTAGAGCAGAGAAACGCGCACTGCAAACAAGATGAAGTGCTAAAAGATTATGCCGAACCTCTAAGCAAAGAACAAAAGCAATTAACTGAGGCGTATAAGACTAAGCCCACTATCCCCGAACTAAAAGAAAAGGTCAAGGAAATGGAGAAGCCTGATAAAATCTTTCATCCATGCCCGAAAGGTGGGAAATGATATGAATAAATGTTACCGGTGCAGATGGATTACGGATAAGTGCAGAAATCCAAACAGTAAAAATTACGGTAAATTTATAGATGACATAAAGCTGTGCAAGCCTATGTTAATAGACAGATACAATAACAATATAAAACCATATGTAAAAGACCGTAGGAGTTATGATGATAGCATATAAATAGACAAGTCTAAGATGGTACAGTCATTTATGAAGGGTGAGAAGTAAGATGGCAGACAGTGGGAATGTTGTTTTGGATACTGAAAAAGCTACCGAATACATACAAAGTAGAATAAGAAAAGACACAGGAAGATTTATTGAAAAGGGATTAATAGAAATGATTCTTGATTACGAAACAAGGTATATGCAACTAGAAGGTATAGCAGAAATAGGCGGACAGACATTTATCTGTGGTGAATTAATAGAGATTTAAGGAAGCTGAAAGGCTTCTTTTTTTATGCAATAAGATTGTGAGGGATAACATGAATTTTATATCTGACATAGTAGAATCCATATGCCAATTAATAATTGCAATTATAGCTATATTGTTTTTGACTCCATTTGGATGGATATTTTTATTAATAATATTAGCCTATTTAAGCCGGTGATACCATGACAGACAAAGAGAAACTACAATTTGCTGTAGCTATAAAGTATAAGCAGATGTGGGAGGAAAACCACAAAAAGTTAATCGGCGGCGGATATGATGAATTTTGGGAAACAAAGAAGAGGTATAGAGTTGTAAAGGGTGGTAGGTCAAGCAAGAAGTCAACTACAACTGCAATGTGGTATATCGACAAGATGATGGAGTATCCGCTCTCTAACCTTGTATGTATTCGTAAAACAGGTAACACACACAAGAACAGTACGTTTGCAGAACTAAAGAAGGCTTGTATAAGGTATGGGGTTTTAGATAAATGGAAGTTTAACGAGAATCCATGTGAAGGTACTTATCTTAAAACAGGCCAAAAAATATTATTCAGGGGATTTGACGAGCCTTTAAAACTCACTTCATTGACTGTAGAAGTCGGGGTATTGTGTTGGGCATGGTGGGAAGAAGTTTACGAAATAGACGACGAAGAGGAATTTAATACTTTTGATGAAGGTATAAGGGGAGAAATGCCGGGAGGGTTATGGAAGCAATTGACCTTGACTTATAATCCCTGGATAAATTCCCACTGGACTAAAAAAAGATTCTTCGATAGTGTAGACCCTAACGCTTTTGCTCTAACAACTACTCATAAATGTAATGAATTCTTAGACGAGTTAGACCATCAGAAGATTGAAGATTTACAAGTTACCAATCCTGACAGATACCAAGTAGTCGGATTAGGTGAGTATGGTATGCCTGGCGGATCATACTTTGACGAATTTAGAAAAGACACTCATGTTATAAAACCCTTCATTATTCCAGAAGATTGGAAGAGATACACGACCAAAGACTATGGGCTTGATATGCTGGCTAATTACTGGATAGCAGTAGATTATCAAGGCAAAGCGTATGTCTACAAAGAACTTTATGAAAGCAACTTAATCATATCCAGCGCTGTAAAACGTATCACCGAGATAAATAACGGCGACAAGATATATGAGAAGTTTGCACCTCCTGACATGAGAAATAGACAGAAAGACACTGGTGAGAGTATACAAGAGACTTTTGAAAAGCATGGCGAATGTTTCACTATTGCAAGCAATGACCGCGTAACAGGATGGTACAATCTCAAAGAATGGCTAAAACCTTATGAGACTACTGATATTCAAACGGGTGAAAAGTACATGACAGCCGACCTTGTTATATTTAATAACTGTAAAAATCTCATAAGAAGTATTAAATCTATCTGTAGCGACGAAAAAGACCCTAACGATTGCGCTACTGAGCCGCACGAAATAACACATGCCCCCGATGCTATAAGATATTGGACGGCTGGCAGACCATCACCGACTACAGAACACCAAGAACCCAAGAAGAAAAAGCTTATAGATACTTTTCTTTTCGGCAAAAAGATTAAGAAGTCAATTAAGGAGTGGTAACATGGCTAAGCAAACTAAACAAATAGATGTTTGGGATATGTCCAATAAGTTAGCAAGGGAAACACAGGTCAAGCGTGAGTTTTCAAGGGCATTTGACAAGAAAGGCCCTAGAGCTGAACTATTCGTTGAACTTGACGATTATTATAATAACAAACACTACAGCAAAGACCAAATAGTCACTCTTGCCGCTGAAAAAGGTTGGGACTTTGTACCACCTATACTACCAGACCCTTTTATACAAGTTGAGTCTTTAATCGACCCCAACAAACCCGACTTCACTTTCAAGGGCAGGGATAGTGACACTGACTCGGATAAAGCCAAAGAGCGTCAGGATGTAGTTGAGTTCATACTCTACAACAATAAAGTCGACGATATGATGACCAACAATGAGCGCAACCTCAATAAACTGGGTGACGCGTTTTGGAAGGTAGCTTACGACGGCTCGATTCAGGGACCCGGATATATAGGTGAAATCACAATAGGAAACCCTGACCCTGCAAACATCTTTCCTTTAGACGATTCCCTTACAGACATAGACGATCAGGAAATGCTATTTTATCCCTATAGAATTCACCGCAGGGCAGCAAGGCGTAAATGGGGCAAGATAATAGACACTATTTCAAACGATAACAACCAAGCACAGACTGAAATCTATAACAAGGCGTTTAATTATCTTTCACCACAGAACTTTGACATTGACACGCTTCAAGTTTTGGAAATATGGTACAAAGACGATGACGGGGATATTGCCTGTACGGTACAGATTAACTTTACCGAAGTTCAGTACATCCCTAAATACTGGATTAACACAAGGGCTTCAGGAAATAAAATGTATCCCTTTGTCAAGTACTGCAAGATTCCAGTCCCCAAGTCCTTTTGGGACAAAGGGGAAATTGAAGCGATAAAAGACCTTGTTGATGCAGGAGATAGGGAATTCCTGCAGGCTATTTTAAACGATATGTTCATGTCCAATGACATTATCATGGAAGAAGAAAATATTTGGGCAAACGGTTCTTCCCCCGCAACTCAACCGGGTTCAAGGTGGGTATTCAAAAGCGGGACATTTGCGGGAGGGAAAGCGCCTAGAAGATTAGGCGGAGTTTCCCAAAACGCCAACGCTTTGAATATGATTAATTTTATTCATGAGAAGATTCAGGAAACTAACGGAAACTTTGATTCAGCACAAGGTAAAGAACCCATAAGGGTAACAACTTCCTCCGGCATAGCGCAACTTAATGAAAAAGCCAATAAAAGGAACGACATCAAAAAAGCCGACAGAGACAACGGTTTCAGACGGCTTTATGAACTGTGCGACTGGACAGCGTTGGAGTTTTACAATCAAGACAGGTTGGTACTTCTTCGAGGTAATCAGGACTACAACGAAAAGAATAAAGAGGCAATCCAAGCAGGGCAGGTTCAACAGAAACCTGCTTCTTTTATGTTCAATTCCGATAACCATAAGCAGTTTGATTCTCAGGGTTATGTAGCTAAAGTAAATGAAGCTAACGCAAATGGTCAAAGTATTACTCCCGGAGTTAATGACCAAGAAATAGCACAGGCAAGTTATTACTACCCTAGACTTGATGCTGAGATTATCACAAGCAATCCTGTACAGCAAAGCAAGGCTTATACATCACAGGCAACAGGTGAGATTCTTAAAGTTATGGATAACATCAATCCCGCAAAGGCTGAGGTATTAAAGAGCCAAGTTGAGACAATGGGGCTTCCTAACCAGCAGGACATTACAGAGGCTATTGACAGTGAAGTAAACATGATGCAACAGGTGCAATCACAGGGACAACCGCAACAAGTACACCCGGCAGATAAATTAGTACAAGCACTTTCCCCGGAACAGCAGAAACAGTTATTGAGTATGCCACCTGAGCAGCAAGCGGAAGTTATTAAAAAGATGATGGGAGGTTAATATGTTACCTCAAAATTGTACAAAAAGAAAACACGAATACCGTATACATGAGCTGTTGTCTAATGGGCAATGGCTCAATTTATATTTCTTCAAAAGATATATTCATGGGGTTACTGCATGGTTTGTATGTTTAAGTATTAATAAAAATATTAGAGAATCCAATGATTGGTACAATGGCGGTAAGGTTGGAAGTCTCGAAAAGAAACAAACTGGCAAATGTGGTATTGAAGGATTAAGAAAAGCTTTAAATTATATTCTTGAGTTTGAAAAAACTATAAAAGATGATGAAATACTTTATATTGATACAGTAGCAGACCCAAAACGAAGGAAAGTGTATTCATGGTTTATAAAACATTGCGGCTGGAGCCATGCAGTAGACGTAAAAACAAATGAATATACAGCATTTTTCAGCAAGATGCCATACCAATGGCATGAAGGAATGATAATCTAGGGAGGTTTTAATATGCTTGATACATGTCCAGAATGCGGCAGACCTTTACGAAACGGCACAGACAGCAAACAGTACATAGAATATCCACCTGAGAAGCTGCAGGAGTTTACTGCAGGGCTATTGTCTATTGAACAGTTGAATGAGTTTGCGTTAATTTATTATAACCGTACAAGGCTGTGCGCCAATGAAGGAAACGCCAATATAATGATTGACGAAAACGGCAAAGAAACCTTGCTGAATCCCCCATGTTTTAACTACTATGGTAAATTCGGGGGCACGATAGAAAATCCCGATGTGATAGTGGAAACCTTAAAAATAAAAGACGAATAGAGGTGATTTTTATGCTAAAGAAAGCTTTAAACTTCAAGAGCAAAGCCAAGGAAAAAACTTGGGTTAAAGCCGTACATTCCATCCCATCCACAACGCAGCCGGGTAAAAGTGTAGCAGAAGCAAGTCCTGGTAATACGCCTTTGAAAGTCAAAGGAAAACCAGTAAAAGTGAAGCACTCAAAGAACTTGGATAATATCAAAGAAGCAATGATGAAGGGCAGATAGCCCTTTTTTAATGCCTATAAGCAGGCTGACAACAACCAAAGGTTGGAATATGTCGACGGACGTTAAACGGGAGGTTCTATGTATAACAATATTTTACTAAATGACAGAGTTGCAATTGTGGATGGACAAAGTATATTTTGGGGAACAAAAGGAAAAATCATCTGGCACGACGATGAAGGAAGGGCAACGATTGAATTTGATAACGTAACTGAGGGATATGTTCAATATGTTTTCCACAAAAAGCAATTAAAGAAAATGTAACGCTCTAAAGGTGTTTTTTAATGCGTAAATGACCACTCGGAAAGACGAGGAATTTATTGCTGACGAGCATTATACGGAGAGGGTTATATGAAAGTAGAAGTAATCGCAAAGTCAATCATTAATAGGAAGGAATACGCAAAAGGAGTAACAATTGATACTAAAAACGAGCCAGAAAGTATGAAAAAATTAAAAACCTTATTCCATTCATGCGTATTGACAGAAAAATTAATAGCCGACGGGCTTAAAACGGAGGGCGCAATATGATAGACGAAACCGGAAAGGTAACATTTAACGAACAGGAAAATGCTGAAATTTCAAAGATAATTGGAGACAGACTTGCGCGTGAGGGTGTTTACGATTTGAAGGAAATTGCAGAATCCCTGAAAGAGTTTGGCTATACTGGTACACCTGCGGAAGTCAAACAGGCCATAAAGGAACAGGCGGAGTATAACAGGACACAGACAGCCGAAGCACAGAAACGGGCTGAAATTGATGCCCTGAAGGAACAGGCAAGAAACGAGGGAACGTCACCCGAACTTTTAGCGGAAATCAAAGCCCTAAAAGCAGATTTGACGGAGATAAAAGGCGAACGTACAGCTCAAAAACAGGCGGAAGCGCAAAAGATAGAATTCGACAATTTGAGAAACACTCAGATTGACGAGTTCCGCACAAACGAGAAAACCAAAGCCATTGACCTTGAAAAGCTTAATGAAAACCCTAAGTTTGTAAAGTTCCTGTCAAATACTAAGTATTCCAAAGGCAAGGACTATCTTGTTAAGGTGTATGAGGACTTTGTGGACTTAATAGGTGGGGCAGAGACAGAGGCCATAGCCAAGCTTAAAGCTAATGCCGACAGGTCAACATCAAGCGGCAGAAACGCCGGCGATGCTTCAAGCGGTACATACGGCCTGAACGCCAGGCAAATGGCATTGGCGGATGAAAACGGCATGACTTACAAGCAGTACCACGATAATCTTAAATTAATAACCAAATAGGAAGGATGATGATTAAATGTTTGAATATGTATATGACTTATCGGGTTGCGCATATGCGGTACAAGGATTGGAAGATGTTCTTGATGCAAACGATATAAGAAAAGGTGAGTTGATTAAACTGTTGGCTCCGGCTGCAAGTGTATTAGGTGGAAGGGTAACTTCCCTTACTGCCACTTATACTTCAATAGCAGGGGTAGCCGCAGAGGACAAGGTAGCCAGTGACGGTAAGGTCAGGATGAAGATTTATAAAAGCCCGTCAGCTTGCTTTAAAGTTAACGCAATCGAAACCGCAGCATTGACCGCGGGTTCCGGTGCGGGCACTTGGGGAAGTACAGACCTTTGTTCCGGAACTACCACCGGCAGTGATGAACTCTTAAACGGCGGCAAGATAAAGATCAAGGCGAAAACCGCGTTGTCTACAATGACGGTAGGCGTAGGGGATGTTATTAACATTACCGCTTATGATGCGGTAAGCACTGCAAACGGCATAATCACCGTAGCGGTAGGCACTCCTATCACGGGCGACACGGCTTATGTATTCCCGCCTATCGGTGGAAAGTTCATAATCCCGGCAGTAACCGATACGGACCACAATATGGGTATCGCATGGCCAGCAGCAAGCGTAGCAGCGGGTACTTGTCTGATAGTCGTTGACCATGACCTTGAAAACAACAAGGTTATAGTCAAAGTAGCCGCCAATGTACACCAGTTTTCAGGACACGCATAAGAACTAAGGGCACTCAAAATGGGTGTCTTTTTTATTTTCAAAAATAGGAAGGATGATGATTAAATGTTAGACGTTTTGACATGGGCAGATGATATGTACCCGATAGTCTTAAAAAGATTTCAGGATAGACTTGATAAGAAATTCAGCATGATAAAAGAAACAATCGGTTTTGAATCGCTCAAAACCTCAAACCAGTTCGCAGAGGAAGGTATCGGCGGGTACGGGTATCTCTCAAAGTACAACGGCACTACAATACCTGAAATGAACCAAAAAAGAGGGTATAAGAGCGTTTACACTCCCGAAGAGAGAGTCGGCAAAGCGACGGTCCAGTATAAGTATGCCAAAATTGACCAGTCGGGCGAGGCAAAAAAAGCTGGCTCAAAGATGGCTAATTCCATTTCCATAACAGTTGTAAGAGACTTCTACAACCTTTTTGCCAAGGGATGGGATTCAACAGTACTTATGTCCGGTGGAGATTCACAACCATTGTTTAGTGCCTCACATAAGGTAAACAATGTAGATGCTGACACCTTCTCCAATACCGGCACAAGTTTGTTTACCATAGCAGCCATAACCGCCATGCAGACAGCCGTACAGAGGTGGAAAACCTTTGACGGTGCAGACTTTGACTGTGACTTCGACCTTGTAGGAATCGCTCCGGAACTTGAACCGAAAGCAAAGGAGTTTTTCGGCAAGGAAGCTAAACTGATTCCCGAATCAGCAGAAAACGGCGCAAATCCTGTGTACGGCATGAAGTACATCGTAATTAAAGGCCTTACAGCAAAACAGTGGTTTGGGGCTGACAGTTCGCTTTTAAAGGATTACCTTAAGATGGTGGAAATCACCGCTCCGATGGTAATACCGAACAAGCCTGACAATCCTCTGATTCAGGAGTATATCGGCTATGCTGATTATACTTTTGGTTGGAGTGATGCCCGGGCAATATATGGCCAGAATCCGTAATAGGAGGGGACAACCTCTCCTTATTTTATTTGAAAGGACGTGAGTAAATGAGTGGTTTAGACGGAACAGGTTCTAAATTCCCTAATGGCATAGATATTCCTGTCGGCAAAATTTTTATAGATGAAGTAGCCGTAACTCCAACAGCGGCGGAACTTAACACACTTGAAGGTATTACCGCAACTGTTACAGAATTGAATATTATGGATGGCGTTACTGCCACCGCTGCAGAAATAAATAAAGCTGCGGACGGCTTAACCGAAGGTATGTTTGTTGTCGGTGAAAAATTCCATGTGACATACCCGAACATTGCGGCTGCGGATGTGGCTAAAGCGTTTTTTGTAGCCCCTGCGGCTTGTAAAATAATTTCCGCATATGAAGTACATGGAACAGCTTGCGATACTACGGACACATTGACGATCGAGAAATGCACAACCGGAGAGGATGCCGGAGCAGGCGACGTTGTTCTTGCCGCAGCATGGACAATGAACAGCACTGTAAACACACCCGTTGAAAAGGCGGCAGTAACGACAGCCGCAGGAACATTGGCGGCGAGCGACGCACTTCTGTTAAAGTTTGCTTCCGGCGATGGGACAACCTATGCAG